CTGACCCGACCCCGGCCCGACTTGACAAACTGGAAAATAATGGTAGAATAAACCTGTCAACAACCAACAAGGAGAGATCATCATGAAGCCTAAGTTTACAAAATTCTTTTCAACCGACAGCGCGAAAGCCATCAAGGCCGACAAATACGGTTACCTTAACGGTATCAACTACATGGCGCCCCACACCACGGGCGGCGCCGGTAACTTGTGCCCGCACTCGAGCCAAGGTTGCCGCGACTTGTGCCTAGGTATGTACAGCGGACAAGCTGCTATGGTTTCCGATCTAGAACACGGAACCAACAAAGTGCGTGAAAGCCGCAAGGCAAAATCGCAGTTTTTCATGAAGGACCGAAATGCGTTCTTGGCCGAAATGGCACGCCATATTCGCGCAATGATTCGGAAAGCAGACCGTGAAAACAAAAAGCTGGCCATCCGTCCCAATGGGTCAACCGATATTCCGTTCGAGCGGGTAAAAACAGACAATGGGCAAACATTGCCCGAACGGTTCCCAAAAACACAGTTCATTGACTACACCAAAAATGTGCGGCGCATTCTAGACCAGCGCAAACCGGACAACTATCACTTGACCTTTAGCCTATCGGAAACCAACAAAGCCGACGCGGAAAAGGTACTCGCCGCGGGTCACAATGTAGCGGTGGTATTTGGCGAGGGTATGCCGGAAACATTCATGGGTCATAAAGTGATCGACGGAACGGAACACGACTTGCGGCACTTGGATCCGTCGCCCGTCATTGTCGGGCTGGATCCGAAAGGATCAAAGGCCAAAGCCGACACAAGCGGCTTTGTCGTGCGGGGGTACTGATGACCACCGACCAGGCCAAGGAGGAGTGAAATGGATCACGAAGAGAGGCCACGAATTATGTACGGCGATGCTTGTTTCATCCGCGTGTGCCCGGATTGCGGGCGATTCGTGGCACCCGATGAAGAGATCAAGATTTACGACATGACGCCGTGCGTGCGCCACACAAACGCAACATGTAAAAAACACGGCCGCGTCACCATGCCGTTCGAAGGATTTTTCGACGCGGCAGTGCTTTTTGATCCCGGCACAGATCGATGGAGATCCACATGGCGACGAAAGGCGTAGCCCGTACTGGTGGCCGGTCGTATTGGATGGAAATCGGCGAGTTAACCGATACCGAAGCTTGTCTTCTAACGGTCCATTTCGGGCCGTTCGCCAGCCGGGCGGAAGCTGAAGCCTTTGGCGATTTGCTAAACCAAGAAAAGGTGTTCGGCGGGATCGCGCTGCTCCAATGAAAACGGAAGGGAAGCAAGCTGATGGCAAATTACGGTTACGCCGACATCCCCGAGATGCTGGCGGAGCTAGTTGAAGAACAACAGACGGCTCTTGACGCGCAGCAGCGCGAGATCGAATCGCTGCGGGAGGCGCTAAAGTCGCTATGGACAGGCACTCTTTGGGGCGCCGGCAAAGCGGCCGTCTTCGAGGCGCACCGTCAAACCATGATATCCGCAGGGGTAGAGGATATCGGCGATTAACGGAAAAGACGCTCGGAACCAAGCCCGAAACAGCGGGTGGTTGCGGGCTAAAAAAGCATCGGCGCCGGTTGTTGGCACATAATGGCGCCGCGCCACCCGATGCATCGGGTGGCCGCCCCGGCCGGCTTTTCCCCTTGAGCCGGTCGGGGTATTTTATTCGGCGGCAGCTTGCCGCGGGCCACCGGCCCCGACCCCGACCCGACCCCGAACGATCTCGAGCAGCGCATCAAAAAACCCCGACCCGACCGACCCCGACCAAAGGCACGGGACAATGGTCCCCGACCCGACCGACCCCGACCGAAGCCCGTGTTCCGCGAGCCCCCGACCTTGGTCCCCCGCAAATAAATATAGGTTCGAGGACGAGAGGGGGGAGACAAGGAAGAAACTTATGCCCCCCGACTGTGAATACGCAAAATTCCACGCAACTTGATGTGCTGAAACATTTACGCGGTTAGTCTTGGTTGTTTTGAGTTCAATCCAAAAAGCTAGGCTTTCCGCGCACACATGTACATCTGGTATACCCCCGCCAAACCTATTCTCTATTCTCGTGGTGTGCCAATGCTGGGGCATCTTTGCCCGAAGACTTTTCCACATCAACGTTTCCGGTTTTTGAGCCATCTAACACCTCATACTGGGCTTCTACAAAAACGCTTGGGTGGTTCTTCCGCAATTCCGCAAGTCTGGTTTCTATTTCGTCACGGTCCATATTCTCGATAGCATGGAAGTGATTTGTCTCCCGCCTATCAGTGGTAAGGCCGCCCAAGGCGGATCGTGTCTTTTCAGCGTTGATGGCAGCAGAGAAGTGACCAGCTTCTTCGGCGCCTTCCGACAAGTCACGGAGCCTTTTTAATTGTCCCATGAGCGTGACGCCATATTTACGTTCGCGTTCCTCTCGGAGCTCAAAAACGTATTCAGCTACATGCGGGAAGTATTTCGCATTGAGGAGTTTATGCGCCTGGATCTTGGCTATACCGTTCTTATCAGAGTATCCGGCCAACCTAGCGCATTCTGCATTTGAGTGCGTTCCATCAACAAAATGGCGGGCAAAGGTCTTTTGTCGGTTGGTCAATTTCCGACCATGCGACTCCTCAATTTGCTCTGCTTTCACTTCCATTCGGCGCTTCATTGAGCATCTTCCTATAATAAGCGTTTTCAAAACTAACCCTGTTTATATCCATGGTCAAATGGCCGTGCGGCTAGAAGAGTGTATACAGAGGGCACCAAGTGTATAGTGTGTATAATAAGTGTATTGACCACTATCCAAGGTAATCAACAAGTTACATACCATATTTTTACGTTTATACACATATACACTTTTTTACCTCCATAATTTGAAAAAAAGTTTTTATTTTTTGAAATGCCTGTATATAGTAAAAACTGTATTGACCATGGTCCATGTTTAAAGGTACTATGGTTATCCACAAAGAAAGCAATGGAGAAAGTGATGAGTAATCTTATTGAAATCCAACCTGTAAACTTCAGCGTGTTGAACCTTTCGATCAAGAGTCGGTCGGGGTTGATCTGCAACGCGTATTCGGAAAAGGTCCGTAAGCAGATGCAGGATAAGCACGCGGGCATCAAGAAGGCGGTAAAGCGTGAAAAGCGCAAGCCGCGGGAGGAATACGAGGCCTGTTTTTATAAGCTCGAAGACGGTTCGTATGGTTTCCCTTGTAATGCGTTTAAGCAGGCGGCGATTCGTGCCAGCAAGATGGTTGACGGCATCACCATGACTGACGCTCGTCAGATGTTTTTCATCGAGGCTGATGGTCGGGATGTTGTTCGTCAAATCCCGTGCGTTCGCCTTTATGGTGAGCCGATGATGCGTACCGATGAGGTCAAGGTTCAACAGGCCATGGACCTTCGGTATCGTCCTGAGTTCCCGCAATGGAGTGCTACCCTGACGATTGAATATGATGAGGACAACATTTCGGCGTCTTCAATTGCGTCTCTTTTGTATCGTGCGGGTTTGTCCGTTGGCATTGGTGAGTGGCGCCCTGAGAAGAACGGCGATTTTGGTCGTTTTGAACTGGGTGACGTTGCCATGGTCAATGAGCTTTCGGAGGCGGCATAATGGCGTTGAAAACTTCTGTTTTATCCGATGAGTTGGACAGGATTGACCGGAGTGAAACTGGTCTTACGCCAGAGGCGGTTGTCGGGGTCGCAAAGGACCCCGACAACCCGCTCCACTCATGGTTTGAGTGGGACGATGCCAAGGCGGGTCATCAGCATCGGATCAGTCAGGCGCGTGTTTTGATCAAGCGTGTAAAGATTGTTACGCCCGCGGGCAACAGGACGCCGAAGTACGTTTCTGTTGAGATCAACGACAGCACTGACCGTCGTTATGAGCCTTTGCAGCGTGTTGTGGAGGATTCGTCCAAGCTTGATTTTGTAATCGGTGAGGTTGTGGGCAGCGTCGATGAGTTATCGGTGAAGCTCGAGGCTTTGTCGGAATTGAAGATGGACGCTTCTCAGGCTGATCGTGCGCGGAGTATGCGGGCCTTGTGCCGTGATTTGAAGAGTCACGGGGATCATCTGATCAGCCCCTAACGCAAGTCAGTTATGGCACGGCAGGGCACGGCAAGGACCGGCTTGGCAGGGCGAGGCAACGCAAGTCAGTTACGGTCAGGCGCGGCAACGCGGGGCACGGTCAGGCATGGCACCGCAACGCAAGTCAGTTCTGGCAGGGTCAGGCAAGGCAAGGCTGGGCGAGGCGGGGCACGGCGGGGCAACGCAAGTCAGTTATGGCACGGCGGGGCAACGCTCGGCATGGCATGGCAGGGCGAAGCAACGCAAGTCAGTTCTGGCGTCGCGGGGCGGGGCAACGCTCGGCATGGCATGGCGGGGCAAGTCAGTTTCGGCATGGTCAGGCTCGGACCGGCATGGCAAGGCTCGGCACGGCGGGGCAACGCAAGTCAGTTCTGGCGTCGCGGGGCGGGGCAACGCTCGGCACGGCGGGGCAACGCAAGTCAGTTATGGCAGGGCACGGCAGGGCCTGGTCAGGCGGGGCAAGGCAAGTCAGTTCCGGCAGGGCACGGCTCGGCACGGCGGGGCAACGCAAGGCAAGTCAGTTTCGGTTGGGCGGGGCTAGGCGCGGTTCGGCATGGTGGGGCAACGCAAGTCACATTTGACATTGGTCCATGATTCATGCTACGGTATGGAATCTTCAGAAAGGGAGAGTTATGAGAAACCAAGTCATTTCCTTATACGATTACACGGGCGAGGCTTTAATTCCATGGGCAGAGGCCGGGTATGAGTGTTACGCGTATGACATTCAGCATTCGGACGTTCCCACCACTTCAATGTACAATTCTGGATCGATCACTTACGCGCGTGCTGACCTTTATGATCTAGGCACGTTGCGTCGTTTACTGGATCGCCATTCGGGCAGGGTTGCTTTCATGAGTGCGTTCCCACCTTGTACGGACCTTGCGGCGTCTGGTGCGCGTTGGTGGTCCAAGAAGGCGAAGGCCAACCCGGATTTCCAGACGGAAGCGGCAAGCCATGTTCTGTTAGCTGATTGGTTTGCGGGGTCTTTGGGTTGCCCGTACTACATTGAGAACCCTGTGGGTGCGTTATCGCGTTTGTGGCACAAGCCTGATCACAGGTTTGACCCGTGTGATTTTGGCGGGTATTTGCCAGAGAACGATATGCATCCGAAGTGGCCTGATGTTATTCCGCCGCGTGATGCATATCGCAAGCGCACCTGTCTGTGGACGGGTGGCGGGTTCAAGATGCCCATGCTTCGCGGTGTCCCGCACCTGTCGGTTGCGTACGACAGGACTGATCCGAAGAAGGGCAGGATGTTTTCGCCTATTTTGGGCAAGACGGGTGGCAAGTCTTTAAGGACCAAGAACATCCGCAGTGCCACACCGCGGGGCTTTGCCCGTGCGGTATTTCAATTCAACAGACCGTCGCCAGTTTTGGTGGCGTGTGCATCTGATTAAAGACGCTAAGGAGGAAGAAAATGCTGACCCAGGAAAAATTGTTGAAAAAAGTTTTCCTGTGCGTCGCAGCACGTGACGCGGCCCACGATCCACGGTTCGTGGGCCTTTGGGAAAACCACGCCGACGCGCTTCGAAACAAAATTCGAGCGTTGTTGGACAAACTGGAAGGATCGTAATGTTTAGAAAACCTTGTTGGGCATGTCACGGAAACGGTTATGTTCGTAATTTCCGTGGCAATTCGGTTTATGATTGTAACATTTGTCACAACCAAGGAGAGTTGGATGTTGCGGTTAAAACATCAGAAGAATTTCTTAGGGAAATTGTGGAAACTCTTGAGTCGCAAAGAAAATTGGGAGAGTAGAATGGGCTGGGAATATTTTGCGTTGGTGTTCGTGGGCGGCTTGCTTGCGGGCCTGTTTAATTGGATCTGAACACGCTTGATCTGTTTTCAGGAATCGGTGGCTTTGCGCGAGGGCTCGAGGCCACCGGTTTCTTTAATACGACTTGTTTTGTGGAGCAGGATCCGTACTGCCAGGCGGTTTTGAAACATCACTGGCCCGACGTTCCTGTTCTGGGGGATATTAGAAGTGTCCAAGGACCCGACCTCCCGATCCGACCCGATGTTATTTGCGGCGGATTCCCTTGTCAGCCGTTTTCCCAAGCGGGAAAGCAACGAGCTCAAGACGACCCCCGCCACCTCTGGCCGGAAATGTTCAGACTTATCAGGGAATGCAGGCCCACTTGGGTTGTTGGAGAAAACGTTATTGGGCTCGTCCAACTGGGCTTGGACGAAGTACTCTCTGACTTGGAGAGCGAAGGCTACGCCACAAGGACGTTTAATATTCCAGCTTGCGCGGTTGGCGCCCCGCACATCCGGCAGCGACTCTGGATTGTTGCACACGCCGACAGCGAAAGCGAACCAGATGGCGCCTTCGATGGCGCCTTCGATGGCAACGAGCGGCAAAGGCAACTGGGTTTCGACTTTGGAGGGGGCAAAGCCCCATCACATGGTGCCAACCCCAACGACCATGGACCACGTAGAGCGGAAAAGCACCAACAAGACGCCCAGCACGGGCAAACTCAATTACGAGACGAACAAGTCCGTAAGTCTGGACAGGTGGGTGCGGATGTGGCCGACGCCGAAGACGCCGACAGGGGGCAGCAGCATCAGTCACGTGGCGGAATGGCGGGGCAACACGCCGTACAACGAGAAGGGTCAGAAAATTCAGCTGGACACACAGGCCGCGGTTCGCATGGAAGAGGGCATGTGGCCGACGCCACGGACAACAGGCCTCGATGGCGGGAGCAATCCACGCAAGGCGGCCAAGGAAAGGGGCATGTGGCCAACACCACGCGTGTCGATGGCCCATGGTCCGTCAGACAAGGAGATAGAGCAGGGCAACCCGAAGCGTCGTCTGGAGGTGTCGGTTCAAATGTTTCCGACGCCGGATGTGGGGGCGGCCAAAGGCCGTGGTCAGAAGTCGGCGGCCGAACGCCACAGGCTTGGTGGGAGTTTGAACCCGAAGTGGGTCGCTTGGCTCATGGGGTATCCAATCGAGTATCTCAGTTACGTGCCTTGGGAAACACGATCATCCCGCAAATCGCGGAAGAAATAGGCTATGCTATTGCCGCGGCTGAAGGAGCCGATTGATATGCTTGTGGACGAGAAAGTCCGAATTGAGAAATTGCGGTTGGCTTTGCGGGACATTGCCGACGTTTCGTCCCTTGGTTTGGAGGGCGACAAGTGTATGCAGTGGTTTGGTCATACTGCCAGGGAAGCTTTGCAAGTAGACGATGAGGACCGAGAATGGGGTAGTTGATCCAAATAAATTTTTGGATTGTCCGTGGTGCGGGGCTGTAACACGGTTGGCCCTTGTCCGTGGTCATTACGAATGCACTGCGTGTCATCGACCGGTAATGGATTGCTGTGACGGGGAGGTTGAGTATGAAAGTTCTTGCGACAGTGGCAGCGGTTCTTTTGATAGCTACCGCGGCGGAAGCAAAAAACCCTAAAGAGTGCCTAGCAGAGGCAATGTACTTTGAGGCACGGAACCAAGGTTGGCGCGGGATGCTGGCTGTGGGCGTGGTGATTCAGAACAGGGTTCGAGACACGCGATATCCGAACGACATATGTGCTGTCGTGCGCCAAGGGCGTTATCGGAACGGCCGGCCGATCAAACACGAATGCCAGTTTTCGTATTATTGTGACGGCAAGCCGGAACGTCCCGCGGAGAAAAAACCATGGGCCGTTGCCCTTGATTTGGCGGGAATCTTGCTATCGGGTCGCCTTGTAGTCGATGGCCTAGGGGACGCGACCCACTATCACACGACTTCTGTCAGACCAAGCTGGTCCAGGAAACTTTCGTTTCGCCGCGTGATAGGGGATCACGTTTTTTACGCCCGTTAGTTAGGCATTTTACGGTCGGTATCGAAAGACTCGAGAATGTTATCAAACGAACTTTCCCTATTGTCTTCGTCCAGAACGGACAGTGTCATTGTCATCATGCGTGATGCCGTGTGAACCGCGCCGATAGGCCCAAGGCCCTCTAGCGCGGCTTCAAAGGCCACTCGAAACAACACAACGGATCTTTCCAAGGGTGTTAGTCCGTTCTTTTCTTCGGACAAAGCACTTATCCTGAAATAATAACTATCCATCTCCGCATCTCCGCCCAACGACATTAATCCAGTTCCTTTCTGAACAAATGAAGAACCTGTGCGTCACTAGGGGTTCCTTCGGACGCCTCAACAAGAAATGCTATTTGTTGCGCGGGCGACCTGTGATTTTTGTCGGCCATTTTCCACAACTTTTTCCAAGTGGGAATTGGCACGGCAACGGACTTGTATTTTTTAATATCGGGCACTTATTATCTCCTTCATGTGATTTATTTGTAACTTCAATTCCTGATAGGGAACGGCCATGTCGGGGTCGCACATTTCAATAACGGCCGTGACGATCTGGTCGTGGTTGTAGTCCAGGGATTGCATCTCTCCGATAAAGGTTCTTATTAGGCGCTCCGCGCCCAAGCGGGCTGATTTATCCGCTCTCATCACAATCCCCCTCAATCTGGTCCTGTATGCTTTGTTCAATTCGGCGTTCTTCTTCCAAACGCTCCCAGTACAGTTCTTCTTCGGCCTCCTGTTCTTTATCCATTTCTTCCAGCATCGTTTGTTTAACGGCGCCCATGGCTACCTCCTTACACCCAGCTTTTCCATTTATTCAGCCCTCAAATGTGTTTCCACGTTTTTCGGTTAATTATTGAACTCAGGTTGCCTTTGGAAATTGCGTAAACCTTTCTAATCTGGGCGTATGTCTTCCCAGCATCATGCATCGACCGCATGTCCAAAACCTGTTCCTTGGTAAAAGTTCTGTTTCCATCCATATGACGCCCGTGCCGGATCTTGTCTGCGGTATTTTCGGCCGCCGTCGCCCAACGTAAATTACTGTAATGGTTGTTCAGAGGGTCGCCGTCCCAATGGGCGCACTGGTGATCCGGGGTCGGTGGTGGGCCAACAAATGCAAACAACACTTCTCGGTGAGCCGAAATGTGTTTGCCTGCACCGTCCATCCGAACATGATATTCCCGATGGCCGCTCTTTTTTACCGATCCCTTTAAAACCTTTCCGGCTAGGATGTTTGACCTGTTTACCAACAACCGAAAGTCGCCGTATTCGGATACCTCATAAAAAGGCACACTGGAGGGTCGCCATTCCATTTCGGGCATTACGTTAACCACTCCTTCAGTTCCTCACCCATGACCACGGACGCAATGTCCATCTTGTTTCGCAGAGATTTAACAATCCGCTCATCGATGGTGTCTTCGGCAATTAGGTCGATGTAAGTCACGTGTTCCTTTTGACCGATGCGGTGCGCCCGATCTTCGGACTGCATCCGCACGGCGAGATCAAAGCTGTTTGCGTAGTAGATGACAGTGGTCGCCGCCGTCAGAGTAATCCCGTAGCCGCCCGTCTGTGGGTTCCCAACAAAGAACCTGGCGTCACCGTTTTGGATTCGCTCAATGGCCTCTGACCGCTGATCGTCTGTAGTGTCACCAAAGTAAGTAACCGTGGATTGTGGTCCGTACTTTTTCGTAAGCGCACTTGCTATCCGTTTTATGTCATAACGGAACCGCGACCAGATAATTGCTTTGCCTTCCGTCTCGTCCAAACACGCCATCAGTTCATCAATTCGGTTGTCCTTGACCTCAATAATCTCTCCACTATCCGACTTGGTGTGGCCAGACAGGACTTGCTGCATACGCAAAAGCTGGGTCATGACGTTTGTTGCGGTCATGAACTCATGATCTTCTATGTGCGCGAGTGCGTAGTCCTTTAGATCGTTGTAGATCCGGTTTTGGTCCGGGGACAGCTGCACACTGCGCTGCGAGTAAATTTTGCTGGGCAGGTCCAGACATTCGTCCTTCATGACGCGGCTGGAAAAGTTTTTGAGAAGCACGGACAATTCTTCGAGGTTCCGATACCCAACAATCTGATTAAACGAATGCGAACCAACGTGCCGTTTTTGTTGGACAGCGTACCTGTACTGGAATTGGAAAAAGTTGTCGCCGCAATCCCCCAGCAAATCTGGTGACATGAACCTGCACTGCGCCCAAAGATCCATGGGCGATTGGGTCACGGGAAATCCTGTCAAGATTCTTCGATAAGTCGCCAGACTCGACAATCGGATCAGCGCCTTTGTTCGTGAGGCCTTCGGAGACTTGATGGCGGTGGACTCATCAATAGCCAGCAACGCCTTGGATGCATGTAAGACGGCTTCTAGGTACTTCTGACCCTTCTTAGTGCTCAGAGCTTCGACGTTCATGACAAGCACGCGGAAGCCCTCCGCAGGTTGCATAAAACCAATAAGGTCTTTTTTCAGTGCCTTGGGCGGGGTCGGTCGCCAGATCAATACGGTCGCGTCTTTCGCGAGCCTGTCTGGCATGTGCGCGGGTATCTCAAGGTTGGCCCAGTTGCGGTAAACACCCTTCGGAGCGACAACAACAAACGTGTCAATCTTGCCGTTTTCGTGTAACATAGCCGCAGTATCAATACAGACTTTTGATTTCCCGGTTCCCATCTCCATGAAGAAGGCCCAGTTAGTTTCGTACCATGATCGTTCAAGAACATCCCTTTGATGAAGGTACGGTTTGGTTTTATAAGAATAAATCATGGATTAAATTATACTGTTCCAAATTAGCTGTTGCAACCGCTAAAATAATGGACTAAGAATACGGTTCCTGTGAGGAGAAACAACGGGCGCGTTTAACGGAAAGGAACTTTCCTCGGCCGCGTGTCCCGCCAGAGCGGACTCCCCTCCGCTCTGGCACCCCCTCGGGTGTTCAGAAAGAGAGAATTGATGCCAACTGTTTTTGTAACTCAAGAAAACCCCCGCGTTAATATTGTCTCCGCTGCAAAGTGGGGAGATCTTGAGACTCTCACCAATCCTTATGACCAGTTGCATGTCAACCCATCCAGGTTGGTATCGCAGATTCGTCGCAACCTTCACGGGTTGACTGAGGACGATTGGCTGTTGGCCATGGGCGACCCAGCCATAATAGGCGTGTCGTTTGCTATCGCAGCGGAAATTAATCAAGGCCGGGTAAATGTTTTGAAGTGGGATCGCATGGAGAAGACCTACTACCCCGTGAAAGTACAATTGCGTGGTGGTGGTATCGAAGACCTAAACTTAAACCCTGACGAGGAGATACGTTGATGAACGAACAAGAAATTTGGGACGGAATCGCGGTTGATGCAGATGCATTTAACGATTTGACCACCAAGAACGGTACGGAGTTATCGGGATTAATAAAGACAACAACAACGATCATGAAAGACCTCAAAGCCGCGGAAGCTGAAGTTAAGCGGTTGAAGGTTGAGCGGGATCGTTATGTGTATGATCTGATCCCGGCCAAAATGAACGAAACCGGCTTGTCGAAAGTCGAGGTCGAAGGCAACCAGGTCACCCTTCAACAGTTTGTCAGCGGCACGATGCCCAAGGACCCGTTACAGCGGGAAATGGCATTTTCCCACTTGCGCGATATTGGTGCCGGAGACTTTATAAAAAACGAAATAAGCATTCGTTTTGGTCTGAAGGAAGACAATAAAGCCAAATCTGTGCAGGCCGACCTGGATGAACAGGGCTTTGACACGGCTTCAAAGGTCTGGGTCGAACCCATGACCTTAAAAAAGTTGATACGCGAGCGTATTGAGGCTGGTCGGGAGATCGATCTGGAAATTTTCAACGGTTACGTTGGAACGATTGCGAAAATCAAGGGAGTATAGAAAGATGGCTAAAGCAGCAAAGTTACCAGTTGGTTTGGAAGATGCCTTTGCGGAAGACGCAGGGTTTGGTTTTGAGGAGGTAACGTCCTCCGATTTGCAGATACCGTTTCTTCGTATCTTGCAGGCACTGTCGCCTCAACTTAAAAAGTCGGATGCGGCCTTCATTGAAGGCGCGGGTCAAGGCGATATCTTCAACACGGTTACAGGCAAGTGCTGGGACGGTGATGGGGGTGTGGTTGTTATCCCGGTGTACTTTGAGATGAAGCTTCTGGAGTTTGTCCCGCGTGCTCAAGGCGGCGGCTTTGTCGGTGAGTTATCCGTTGACAGCGATGACGTTAGGACCGCCATTCGGGATACCGACACAAACCTCGAGCTCCTGCATAACGGGAACGAACTTGTTCGATCCGCGCAACATTATGTCAAAATTGTGCATGAAGACGGCAATCTTGAGAACGCCATCGTGGACATGAAAAAGACACAATTGAAAAGAAGTCGGTTGTGGCTTTCGATGATGATGATGCAGAAGCATAACGGCAATACCCTACCCTCTTTTGCAAACACGTATCGTCTCAGGACTGTTGAGGACGGTAATGATAAAGGCTCATGGGGTTCGTGGAGTATAGCCCTTGAGGGCCGTGTTCCATCGCTTGAGGCCTATAAGGACGCGAAGGAGTTGCACGGTAGCATCAGTCGTGGGGATCTGAAGATCGCGCCACCTCCTGCGGAGGGTGCGGTTACGGATCAGTCCGAAGACGTTCCTTTTTAGGTCGGGTCAAGCGGCCGTTGGCATTTGTCGGCGGCCGCTATTTCCCTGATGGATGAAAAATTAGCAAAACGGTTCCACGATTTATTTTTAGGATCGCGGGGGGCGCACGGTCAGACCAATGTCCAAGGTCGTAAACGCGGTGGCAAGCAAGCGGCGTCGTACAGTCTTGTCCGTGCTCCGTTGACCATCGAACTGATCCAAAAGCATTTAGATGGTGGCCTTGGTGTGGGCTCAATACCCATTGACGAAACGAACCAGTGTTATTTCGGTGCGTTGGATATCGATGATTACAACCTCGATTTACCTCTATTATTTTCCAAGGTTAAACGATTTAAACTGCCGCTGGTGACATGCCGTTCAAAATCAGGCGGCGCCCATTTATTTTTATTCTTATCAGAAAAGGTCGCGGCGTCAGAGATACGCGACAGGCTGGCGGAGTTTGCTTCTGCATTGGGGTGGGGGAATTGCGAAATCTTCCCCAAGCAGGAAGAGCTCCTTGCGGAACGCGGGGATGTAGGAAGCTTTATCAATCTTCCGTACCAGAACGCGCAGTACACTACTCGTTACGCGTTGAAGGAGGACGGTGAGTCGCTGTCCTTGGAGGAGTTCCTTACCGTAGCGGAGAAGTCGCGCATTACCGGCAAGAAATTGTCGGAAGTGATTCTTGGCGGCGACAATGAGGTTTTGCAGGATGGACCTCCGTGCCTTCAGAAACTTACGGAGTTTGGTATTCCAGAGGGCGGTCGTAACGTTACGTTGCTGAACGTTGGTGTCTATTACAAGCAATTCGCGCCCCAGGGTTGGCGAGAACTGTTGGAGAAGCATAACCAGGAATACTGCAACCCGCCGATTCCAGCGCGTGAGGTAGTTGTTATACAGCAGCAACTGGACAAGAAAGAATATTTCTACATTTGCAAACAGGAACCTCTGCACGGGCATTGCAACAAAGCCTTGTGCCGAACGCGGAAATTTGGCGTGGGGGATGCTGACTCGCACGTTCCAGTGGGTGGTCTTACGGTCGTGGAGTCGGAGCCACCTGTCTGGTTTGTCGACGTAGACGGCACACGGCTGGAGTTGTCTACCAAGCAGCTTCAGATGCAGGTGGAGTTTCAGCGGGCGTGCATGGAACAAATGTACAAGATGCCTGCGCGAATGAAGGAAGCGGATTGGCGTAGCCTTGTTGATGGCTTGTTGAGTGATGCAACCCGGATATCTGTTCCAGAGGAACTGACGCAGAAGGGGTTGTTTACCGAACTTCTGGAGAATTTCTGTACGTCGCGCATCCAAGCGCATAGCCCGGAAGAACTGTTGACGGGTAAGCCGTGGACAGAGGAGGGCGTCACATATTTCAAGCTTAGTTCGCTCCAGGAGTTTTTGAAGAGGAGTAACTTTACACAGTACACCCGCGGTCAGATTACTGAACGTTTGAAGGAGATGAACGGTGGTGGGAACTGCGACAAGGTCTACAACTTCAGGGACAACAACGAAAACTGGAAGGCTGTGCGCGTCTGGTTTGTGCCAGAGATGAGCCGCGGCGAAGTCGATTTACCAGATGTAATTTTTGATCCAGAGGAGCCACCGTTTTGATGCTTGAAGTTATAAGCCTTGGTGCAGGCGTTCAAAGCACTGTGATGGCGTTGATGGCGGCTAAAGGCGAACTTACCCCGATGCCGGACTGCGCGATTTTTGCGGACACACAATTTGAACCGAAAGGGGTTTACAAGCATTTAGACTGGCTTGAAACACAACTGCCATTTCCAACCTATCGCGTTACCGCTGGTGATATACGGGCGGATCATCTTGCAGGTCGAAATACAACAGGGCAACGTTTTGCGTCTATGCCTTTATTCACCGCTAACGGCGGCATGGGCCGGCGGCAATGCACCGCTGAATACAAAATAAGTCCTGTACGCAAGAAACTGCGAGAATTGATTGGATTGAAGTACAGGCAACGTAACCCAAAAACTTCAGTTATCTCCTTATGGATGGGCATAAGCACTGACGAAGCTTCACGAATGAAACCTTCTCGGCATTTGTTCTATGATCATGTTTTTCCGCTCATTGATAAGGGTGTTAGTCGCAACGATTGTGAGCAATGGTTCAGTAAGAATTACCCTGGAAGGCCTCTATCAAAAAGCGCCTGCATAGCCTGCCCATTTCACAACGATACCCTTTGGCGCGACATGAAGATAAACGACCCAGACTCTTTTGCAGAGGCGGTTGATTTTGACGCAGCTATCAGAGAGGGCGGCACTGTATTGAAGGGGTATAAGCAACAGCAATATGTCCACCGTTCTTACAAACCTCTGGACGAGATTGATTTCCGAAATTTGGAAGATTTGGGCCAGCTTAACTTTTTTGAAAACGAATGCGAGGGAATGTGCGGGGTTTAATGAATGACTGATCAACATGAGACTATCTTAGGGCCGCCGGGAACGGGGAAGACCCAGACCAACTCAAACAAGATTCGGGATTGCATTGAACAGGGGATACCGCCTGATCGTATCGCGTGTGTCTCTTTTACGCGGAAGGCAGCACAGGAGAGCCGCGACCGGGTTAGCCGGGATTGGGGCATTGAAGAAAGAGATATGCCGTATTTCCAGACGTTGCATTCGATGGCGTTTCGCGCGGGGGGATACCGTTCCGACGAGGTCATAGGCCTCAAGGACATGAAAGAAGTCGGGCAAGAGGTCGGGATACCCTTTGGCAGAGGACGTTCCGCCTTTACGGAGTCCGACTTTGACACGTTGGGGCCATCCAAGGGCGACTTTTACATGAGCCAGTACCACCTGGCCCGCAGTAAGTGCATCGACCTTGAGGAGATGCATCGGCAACTGGCGGATTACAATGTAAACTGGTCGGAACTGAAGCGCCTTGTCCGGGCCTATGAGAATTACAAGAGTGTCCGGGGGAAGATAGATTTCACCGACATGATCGAAAATTTTGTGCAGTCGGATTCGTGCCCGGATATTGATGCTTTGTTTGTCGATGAGGCGCAGGATTTGTCTACCCTTCAATGGTCCATGGTCGGTGTACTTAGGAAACAGCCTCGCATACAGGTTTTTACGGGGGATGATGACCAGGCTATAATGGGGTTCCAAGGCGCCGATGTCGGCGCGTTTCTTTCCGCGACAGAGAAGAAGACAGTCTTGGATCAATCCTATCGATTGCCTGTGTCGGTATGGCGTCAAGCCCAGCAAATTGTTAACCGGATCAGGGACCGCGCTCCCAAGGATTGGCGGCCCAAGGATGAGGAGGGATCTGTTCGCTACCATCATCACATCTGGGATGTCCCGATACATGAGGGCGAGTGGTGCGTAATGGCCAGGACGAACCGGCTTGCGAACGATATTGCTACAACATTGCGCGAAGAGGGTTGGGTATATAGCCGAAACGGCCATCCCAGCATTCCGCTCAAGACTTACGAGGCTATCGAAGATTGGGAGAGTTGGTCCCAAGGCCGCGCGCTGACGGCTGAGAAGGTTCGCAACGTCTACTCATTCCTAAAACCTGATGAAGGCCACCGTAGGGGCTTCGGAGCGCGTTCCAAGCCTCTTCTGGGCATATCTTCAGATGGTTTCGTGAGTATGTCGGAAGCCCAAGACAAGTTTGGATTGATCCAGAATGGGTCATCCCGTTGGCACCAAGCCCTTTCCAGAATTGATCTGGATACGAAGAATTACGTTTTGAACGCACTCCGCCGCAAAGACAATGTACGAAACCCGCGGATAAAGATTTCCACGATACATTCGATGAAGGGGGGCGAAGCTGACAACATAGTACTGGTTCCAGATTTGTCCTACGCCGCGCATAAATCGTATCAGCGTGACCCTGCTATTGAACATCGGGTTTTTTACGTGGGTGCTACTAGAGCCAAGAAGTCCCTCCACGTTATCATGCCGCAGACGAGATGGAGTTACGATATATGACGCCCGTTGAAATACTGGAAACAGCTGCGGGTCTTGTGGGGGGAGATCGCGCAAAACAACATGGGGATTACAGGCTTCTGCATCGACGGGTGGCCGATTTGTGGTCGGCATATTTAAAGACTGACTTAGGGCCAGAGAACGTTGCCTTTATGATGGTTTTGCTTAAAGTCGTGCGGGACGAAATGGGAGATCACAACCCAGACGATGGGGTAGATGCATCTGCGTATACGGCGTTGTGGGCAGCACTAGCGAAAGATAAGAATGCGTGAGGATCTTTTTAACGAAACCGTTTGGTTTCCACCGGAAC